AGCTGTAACTTGTGTTAAGCCTGACACGAATGATGCTGGTAGAGTGTTTACATCAGTTTGGGTAAAGGTCATGACCTCTAAGATTGCACCGTTTGCTGGTGCGGTATCCATGGTTAAGGTTGTACCACTTACTGCATAGTCTGTCTTTTGTTGGTAAACACCATCTAAAAATACTTGTGTATTGTTTTCGTGTATTGGAGAAAGACCAAGCGTAAAAGCTGTAGTGCTTCCATTACAAGTAAATTGATTGTGAGTTAAATTATTTCCTGAAACTAATGCTGCTACATGATAAACAATAATGTTGCGACTATTAGCAGGTGCAACATCAAATGTAAGTGTGGTTCCTGAGAGAGTAAAGTCTCCGGGGTTTTGATAAACACCCTCAATAAATACAATTAAGTTATCTTCACTTGCTGGTGCAACGCTTAGTGTAAATGCGGTTGCACTACCATTACCTGTAAATGTATCAACAGTTAGTGTAGAAGTAACATCGGTCTTAACGTCCTCTAATAAAGCCGCAACTACCCTTAACTCTGCCTTATCGCCAGAATTAAAAGCTCGTGCAGTTGTATTATCATGGCCTCTAACTACGGTAAGTGTGTTACCACTTCTTGCTGTTACCTTTACGATCTCCTTGTTGGTAGTATCGTCAAAAGTTACATAAAAGTGATCACTACCGGTTATGGTAGGAAAGACAGAACCATCTGTTACAGCAATGCTTGTGACGCTGCTATTGATTCCTGCGGCAAGTGTTGTTGCTGCGTTGTTGGTAAACTTAACAGCCATTAGCTAACTCCTTAAAAATTAACTAACTGTTACAGTCCAAGTAATTGTCATTGAGTCAGACGCACCCTTATTTACGACTGAAAAAACAGTTCTACAAAGTAAGTCACCAGAAGAAGAGGCATTTAAAATACCTGCTTCAGTCACAGCACCTGTACCAGTACCAGCAGCAAAAGTAGCTGTGTAAGTCACAACAGCGCCTGATACAGCAGTACTTGTTAATGCAACCCGACCCAGTTGATTTCCTAATGCGGAATCACCAGCCGCGGCTGCAGTAGAACCACTACCAATTGCCATGTGAGACATAGCAGTTGCGGTAGCGTCTTTCATCCTAGAGGCAACATATTCTTTTCCATCAGTAACCACAAGGTTATTGACTTCTTGAACAGTTTCTCCGTTAAGAGCAATTTTTAACTTACCTGTAAGTTTTAAACCGTCGTTTATCATAAAATTTCTCCAATTTTAGTTTAATACACTAATGTTAAATGCAGAGGTGTTAAGAACACTACTTGATCCGGAAATCAACACGACATTTATCGACTCTGTTATTGTAGCACTATCTGATAATGATTTGCCAAGACTATGTGCTAAACTTTCTGAGATAGAAGCACTCTCCGTAAAAATATTTCCAGCGCCAGAAGTAAAAACATCAGCTAAACTTATAGTCTCACTAAAGGATGTTGAGAAAGAATAAGCGAGGCTTTCTGTGATTGTAGGGGTATCTGCAGCAGTAGTTGAGAAAGCAATTGTAGGATCGCTATCACCTACTCCTACAACATTTCCTTTGTTAATAAGTACGTCTGTTCTTAAATCATCTGAAGGGCTTGCTACATCATCAAGCGCATAACTATCTGAAAAAGCCCGTACAAACGTAGCTACACGGCTAAACGATTCGGACATAACTACAGATTCAGCAACTTGTACGGTAATCGCGCCCCCCATACCACTGTGGTTCGTGCAGTAATAATGTAAGGATCCTGGTGTAGATCCGGAAACTTCTATTTCTACGTACGCACCGGAAGATCCTGGCGTACCGCTTACAGTTACGTCTGTAGTATATGCAGAACCCCCGCCATGTGAGCCATTTGCTGTTTCTGAAAACCTTAATGGGTGTCCGCTCACACTTGAATCAGACAAGTCGAATCTGTATGTTTTACCTACATCTAATGTTAGTGCTGGGCTATTGACCCCATCAATGTGATATTTATTACCCGAACCGTAGGAGTTTGTTGCTGAAGCAACTGTTACCGTGTAAGTAACTGTGCCACCTACAGGTATTGGTTTAGCTACAGCTAATGCCTTTGCCTCAGCTATAGTTGCTGTTTCAGAGTGCGGCACACTAAGACTAAATGCTGGTGCATCGGATACTGATAAAGTATCGCTCTTAGCAGGATTTATTCCTAGAATTTGTGCGTCACTAAAAGATAAACTATCGCTTTTTGCTGGTTCAACGCTTAAAACAGCTGCCTCTGCTATCGTACTAGTGTCAGCAAACGCTGTACTAAAGGCAATCGCTGGTGAGTCGCTAAGAGTAGGCGTATCACTAAAGGCCCTTACGTACTGAACCACCTTGGTTAAAGACTCAGAAATACCAACTGTGTCTGATTTACCACTAGCAAAAGCAAGTGCTGTTTCTTCTGCTATCGCAACAGTTTCTGTTTTAGTAGTTACGAAAGTTAAAGCTGGGGCGTCTGCTAAGCTAACAGTTTCTGCGTTGGGTGAGTTGTATTGTGCTGTAAAGTACCTGTTTAAAGTGTCAGCATCTACGTTTAGTTCTGCGGCTACAAGCTGTTGAAAGGCTACGACCTGTTTAAGATCTATAGAATCTACAGTAGCTTTTAGGTGTTGAAATAAATTTACAGACTCAGTAGAGTCTGTCTGAATTATCAGCCGTAGCTGTTGGTAGTCTACGGTAAACTTGAATGCCATTAATCAAAGTCGTCACGGACTTTAAACTTAACTAGGTCTTGTACAGTCTGAATGTTGCCATCTGATTTAGTAAACTCTAGCTCACCTTCAAAAGTACCTGCCGTTGTCCAAGTTCCAGATGGGAATATTAACGTACACGTGCCAGCGGAGGGAGCAGTAATAGTAGCAGTAATAGTGCTCAAGACTGTAGTTGAACCTACTTCTCTAATTCTTAGTTTTACTCTTGTGTTGTCGCCTGCTAAATTTATAGGGGCCCATGTTGAACTATCTTCTACATCCAACGTAGCTCCAGAAGCTGCGGTATTACTGTCTTTTAAGTTAAAAGTAAGTTCTGGTAGAGTGTCTCCAACTACTAACTTTATTGTATCTGAATATGCCATAATTAATTTTACCTTCCTAAATTTCTAGTGTCTAGCTGACCATAAACAGGCAAGTAGTCTGCAGCACGCCAATCCCAAGTTACGCCATCATAAACTCTCTCTGCAGCTGGCCCTAAAGGTGGCACCCAGAATGGTTTACCATACCTATGACTTTCTAAGAATATAGGCAAAGCTAAACTTGCTGGTCCTAGCATACCACTTCTGTCTATTATCTCGGTCATATATTGACCAGTACTCATGCTGTTAGTTTTAAAGTAATTCACTCCTGGGTCGTCGCCGTCAATTCCAGGTAATAGCTCTGCTAATAAGTACTTAGTTAACTCTCTAATTTCTAACCCTAACATAGTTATAGGTAATAATATTCCAGCCATGAGTAATAGCGGCATAACCCCAGCCCCCGCACCTTGGTTTACAAACCCTCTATGTGATTCTTTTAGGGTTGGGAATACAATGGTTTTACCGTAAGCATAGAAGAATGATTTAAGCTGCCAGATAAGAGCATACCTAGGGTTATTAGCATAAGTAGGCCTTTGCGCTGGGTTAGGTCTTACGATAGATTCATCTACAAACTGGGCCAATGCTTCATTAACCTTTGTACGTGTAGCATCGTCTGCTTTGCCTTTCTCCCAAGTTAAGACTTCATCTGCTGTTACGTTTAACTCATCTAAATAAAGTTGAGCAGTAGTATCACCTTTTTGGGCTTTTCGTGCACTGTCTTGCAAGAATCTTGTGCCCATGCCCGTAGCAAATACTCTAGTAAACTTAGTGTATGCCTCTAATAAAGTAACCCTAAACCAAGTATCAGATACGTTTTTTGCAGTTTGATTCATGAAGTTTTGTTCTCCTGCAAAGATAAAGAAACTAGACATAGCATCTACACCTATAACTCCAACCTCACGCGCTAACTCTGCAGCTTCTTGTGGGTCTTTTGTCATATTTTTTATAACGTTAGCTATGTCACTAATCTTAGCTGTACCCCTAGACCTTAACACCGGTCCCGCTGTATCTTGCAAAGATGCTAATACAGTAAATGCCAATAGGGTTATGATGTTTACAGGAAGCAATACGTTGTTTGCTGTCTTTAACCAACCTTTATCTATAGGCGGTGTTTTTCCAAACATAGAGTCAATTATATTTCTAGCATCTTGTTGTTGTTCAGGAGTTAATTTAGTTATTAAAGAATTTAATCTTTCTACGCCGCCAGATTGTTCAAACTCATACTTAAGAGCTACTTTGTCTAGGTATTGTTTTGCAGCTACTTCTGCAGGCAAAGCAAGCCCAGAATCTATAAGTTGTTTGTTTGTTATGTTAGACCAAAGTTTTTTTCTTTCTTTCATCATGCCGAGGTCGATTTCATCTTGTGGATTAAAATCTAATTCACCACTGCCTAATTTCACAATTCTATTAACTGCGTCATAAATATCAGCCTCAGATGCTTTAGGGTTAGCTTCTTTAAGCACATTCCTAGCTACTACTTGTAAGTTTTCGTTGCCTGCAATTTCTGCAACCGCAACTATACGAGGAAAGAAGTTACTTCTTCTATCTATACCATATCTTTCTAACCCTAAGTCATCGTATATTCTGTTAAAAAAGTTTCTAACTTCTTGGGCTTTTGGGGATAAAGCTGATGTATCTTTAGTGTCATCTGCTGCTTCGTCAACTATAGCTTTCTGTTCAGCTGCTAAAGTAGAGTATATCCATCCATCTTCTACACCTAAAATCTTAGCTAATTCATTATGTAGAGCGTTTGCTCTTCTAGTTTTTAGTGTAAAGATACCCGCTCTACCAGATTTAGACACAGTCCTAGGATCTAGATTAAAGAAGTTAGCTATCTCTTCACCGACTGAACCATAATTTCTAAGTCTGGTATCAGAAGTAAGAAGTATTTTAGTAAGCCAAGTAGGCAAGTTCTTGCTCTTAAATAGTTTACTGGTTTGCTCCATAACTTTTCGCAACTGCTTATCAGTGAACGTTTCGGGCCCAAGAATACCTTCAATCATGCTTTCTATGCTTGCTTTAGTTTTGTATGGGACTTGTTGATTCTCTGGGTTTACAAGTTTCTGTTGCAAGTCAGCTGCATACTCTTGGAAAGTCTCATCTATTTCTGTACGTTTTCTAAAGATTTTTGATTGG